CGCTTTTAAAGCGGTCAGTGTATTTCAGCGTAGGAATATGTAACCCAAGCCATACGGGCACCAAATAAAATTTGGGAGAGCATTAGGAGGTAACTATGCAAAACAAATCCAAGAAGTCGAAAGACTTCCGGGTGCGGGTCGGTCCACGGTTTAAAACCGTAGTCAACACGCTATTTGAATGCAATATCGAAACCTTAGCACGTAGATACGAAATTTTAGCTAATCGTTATTTAATTAACAATGGCCATAAATGGACATGTCAACGTCTAAAGGATTACTATAATCTCGCTATCCATGTAACATTGGGTATCGAATTACCAGTAATTGAGTTCTGTAAGACAACGAATTCAATACCGAATGACATCCTACAATTCTATCCTTATTTGACTTCGTCAAACATAGGAAGGAAAAGAGCTGCACTAACTGTTTTACGGTTATTTCAGACTATCTACTGTGAAGTAGATAAGGATACCAGTACGATAGAGAATCCGGGTCCTTCAGAAGAACTCTTCAAAGATTATGAGGCATTCTTTGATAAAATTACCTATTATTATAAAGAGCAATTCAGACCTCAAATCCGTGATGAAGGTTTATTCACTACAGCACGATCTGGGCCAAACGGTCCAGGTATGTTGGAGTTGGATAAAGACTTCGTCGCGGTTTGTGAGTCTGGATTACTCGATACAATAATGGAACTTAATGATGAAATTTCAGTAATCTGCAAATCCGGTTCAGGTCGTGAAGTTAAAGTAGCCGAGAGTTTTGCTCCCGAATACGATAAATTCATGAATCCTAAACATGAGATTGGCAGAGCGCCGAGATTTATCAGAAAGATGGAAATGTATGAATCTGTGAGTAACTTTAGAGCATGGAGGGAAGAATTAGATCCTGAATGCTATTACGATGTTCGTACTTCCAAAATCGGATTTATTTCCGAAGGTGGATGTAAGACCAGAGTATTTGCAATCGGGGACTATTTCTCCCAAGATGCACTAAAGCCAATTCACAAAGATTTATACAGGCTCCTAAATAAACTTAGCACCGATGGAACGTCAAGTCATAACAGGATTTCCGATCTTGTAAGAGAAAAGACATCTAAAGGTTTGGCTGTATGGTCTTACGATCTTACAGCTTTTACCGATAGATATCCTATCTTTATTCAAGAAAGGGTTCTTGCTATACTTTACACTCCTCGGTTAGCTAGTTTATGGAGGAAGATCCTAACAGATAGAG